CTTATGGTAACAACTTAAAATTATAATTTTGCCATTTACAGCATTATGCTGTAAACCCGTTTTTCAAAAAAAAAGAAAACAAAAGTATTCTCAGAAAATGAAAATTGGACATTTATAAATGTCCAAAATGAAAAATCTCAGAATACTTTTCAAACGTCCAAAAAACCTCCTGCTCGATGAATTATAATTATATTTATATTATAAATATATAAACCATATATGGTATGAATTAAATTATTTTGTATCATTATTTTTTAAATCAGTATAATATAATAGAATTTGATTTACCGCAGAAAATATTCAAGAAAAATAATAAAATATGAAATTTATTATTTTACAAAATTAGTGTTTTTTACTTGTAGAACGATGTTTCATTGTTTTTTTAACATATCCAAATTTGCCTTTTTTAGCAAAATAACCATATTTCTGAAGGCGTTTTTCTTTTTTTGCTGTATTATGCTTTTTTTTAGAAACAATGCGTCCCCATTTATTCATTAATAATTCAGATTTTACAAGTTCCCCACTTGTTTTATATGCAGTTCCATTCATAACTTGTTGACGAGAACCAAAAAGTTCAGGATATGCTTTTCCATGAATGTGGTATTTTCCGTCGTTTCCGCGATGAGGGCGTTTCATAGTTAATATATATTTATCAAATATTTTATAATTATTCCAATAAATTATAAAATAAAAAATGTATGGCTAAAGAAAAATATCTTAGCGATTAAGATAAACGCATTGTCTGATTTTTACTGATTGAGAAAAATACATTGCTTTACTTATTTGTGTACTATTATATGATGTATTCATTTTATTATCTTTTTGTACGAGTGCTTTATTTTGTTTACATTGACAAAATTTATTTATATTGAATTTTTGTTTATTATACCGTTGAAAATTTGTAATAGGACGCTCTGAAACGGCCTCATCGTAAATGATCGGCGGATTAAAGTTATTATCGGTATTTGCTAATGAACGTTGTATTAAATCCATTACTATATATCATATAATATTAAAAAAAACGATCAATAATATTAGGTATTTCGTATTTACACTCAAAAGAATTTACTAAATATTCATAAATATTATTATATTCTTTGTTTGTTTCATATTCACGACAAGTATAAATATCAAAAGTTGCATAATTACGTTCAGGAAAAGTATGTATTGATATATGTGATTCCGACAGCATATATATGAGAGTTATACCTGAAACATCAAATTCATGTTCAATCGTTTTCAAAACATTAAAATTATATTCTTTACAAATAAAATTAAATAAAACTTTAATAGATTCAATGCTGTTTAAGAGTTGAATATTTTTTATTTCTTTGAAATCACAAAGCATATGTTTACCAGAAGATATAATTTTTTTATCTGAAAACATACACTTTAAAATATATATTTATAGAATAAAATCATTATATACATTTTTTAATGTATTTAAATATTTTTCGATATTGATATTTTCAAAATTTCCTCCTAATAAACGTCTGTGATCAAACCCAACAATTTCATTAATTTTTGAATCATTCTCTTTTAAATATTTATAAGTAATATTATCTGAAATACAAGGTAAATTCTTATAATTGACTAAAGATATTCCAAGCTCATAAAATGAGCCAAATAAAATATCTAATAAATCTTTAACATCGTAATCGGAATTACAATAAAAAGAATAATCAGAATGATCATTATTATTATTATACATACTATATCCACCACGTACTAAAAATGTAGATAATGCTTGATCATACAAAACATATGTACAATTTTGTTTATTTCCATTTTTATTTGTTTCAACAATTTTCAATACAAGTGTATCAGAACGTCCACTCATTATAATATTAGAATATAATGCGTAACAACTTTATATTGTTTCAAAAAATTGTTTTGAAAAATTGATTTCAAAATATATTTTTTAAAAGAATGTAAAAACTCCTTGTTTATTTCATATACACACCATGTCAAAGTCTACAAATCAAATTCTTGCGCAACAATATCAACAAAAAACAGATAAGCAACATATTCTCGATAATCCTGATACTTATATTGGATCTATTGAGAATGTTGATGCTAATCTCTGGGTATTTGATGATTCCGCGCAAGAACCAGGTAAGATTGTGTTGAAAACGATTGAATATATTCCCGGACTTTACAAATTATTTGATGAAGGTATTGTAAATTGTCGTGATCATGTCATTCGAATGATACAATCTCAATCAAATGATAAAAAATTGGTGACTGCAATTGATATTTCCGTTCAAGAAGATGGCACAATTACAATGACAAACGATGGTAATGGAATCGATGTGGCAAAACACCCTGAATACAATATATGGATTCCAGAAATGATTTTTGGACAACTTCGTACATCGACAAATTATAACAAAGATGAAGAACGTATTGTAGGTGGTAAAAATGGGTTTGGATTCAAATTGGTATTAATTTGGTCCACATATGGATATGTGGAAACAGTAGATCATACACGTGGATTGAAATATACACAAGAATTCACAAATAATTTGTCTACTATCGGAACACCAGTTATTACTAAAGTCGCAAAAACAGTTAAACCATATACAAAAGTAGTATTCAAACCCGACTATACACGATTTGGAATTCCCGAAGGATTAACCACAGACATGATGGCATTATTAAAAAAGCGAACATATGATATATCAGCAGTAACGGATCATAGTGTTAAAAAAATAAAGGTATCATATAATGGCATTCAAGTTCCCGTGAAAAATTTCCAACAATATATTGATATGTATATTGGAATAAAAGATTCAACCATTTCTTCTACAATGCGTGTTTATGAATCACCCGGAAACGATGACTCTAGATGGGAATATGCTGTTGCACTTTCACCAACACATGAATTTCTACAAGTTTCATTTGTGAATGGTATTTGTACTACCAAAGGTGGAAAACATGTCGATTACATTTTGGGTCAAATTACTCGCAAATTGGCCGCATATATAGAAAAGAAAAAAAAAGTAGTAGTAAATGCGAACTCTATAAAAGAACAATTAATATTGTTTTTGAGATGTGATATTGTAAATCCAGCATTTGATAGTCAAACGAAAGATTATATGAACACACCATCAAATAAATTTGGTTCAACATGCACAGTAAGTGACACGTTTATTGAAAAAGTTGCTAAAATGGGTGTAATGGATTTGGCGTGTTCTTTGACAGAAGCAAAAGAAAATCGTTTGGCAAAGAAAACGGATGGTTCTAAAACACGTACGATTCGTGGTATTGCGAATTTCATTGATGCGAATTATAGTGGTAGTCCAGATAAATCGAAAGATTGTACTTTGATTCTTTGTGAGGGATTAAGTGCGCTTTCTGGTATTGTATCAGGATTGTCCAGTGAAGATCGCAATGTTATTGGAATTTATCCTCTCAAGGGAAAACTTTTGAATATTCGTGGGGAACAAGCAAAAAAGATTTCTGAGAACAAAGAGATTAGTGATTTGAAAAAGATTTTAGGACTTGAAACAGGCAAGGAATATAACACAATACAAGATGTCCACAAACATCTTCGTTATGGAAAAGTTATGTTTTTGACAGATGCTGATTTAGATGGTAGTCATATCAAGGGATTATGTATCAACGCATTTCATTCGGCATGGCAATCTCTTGCTAAGATTCCGGGTTTCCTTTCATTTATGAATACACCTATTTTACGCGCAAAACGTGGACAACAAACACTATTATTCTATAATGATGGTGAGTATGAAGCTTGGAAACAAACACTTGTAAATCAGTGTACAAATGGGTGGACGATAAAATATTTCAAGGGTTTGGGAACATCTACCGCGGTAGAATTCAAAGAATATTTCGCAAATAAAAAAATAGTAGATTTTGTACACAATGAAAGAACAAGTGATAATAGCATTGACAAAGTTTTCAATAAAAAACGTCCTGATGATCGTAAAGTATGGCTGGAAAATTATGACAAACATGCGTTTTTGAATACTTCATTACCTAACGCAACATATGACGATTTCATTGATTTAGAAATGCGACATTTCAGTACTTATGATTGTGCGCGTTCTATACCAAATATGGTAGATGGTTTGAAAACATCACTACGAAAGATCCTTTATTCAGCATTCAAACGCAAACTTACATCAGAAATTAAAGTTGCTCAATTTTCGGGTTATGTAAGTGAGACAAGTGCGTATCATCATGGCGAAGCTTCATTAAATGGTGCTATTGTAAATATGGCGCAAAATTTCGTTGGCTCCAACAATATTCATTTGTTAGAACCTTGTGGACAATATGGTACTAGAATGTTAGGTGGTGATGATAGCGCAAGTGAAAGATATATTTATACTTATTTATCACCATTGACACGGGCATTATTCCCAGAATTGGATGATTCTATTCTCCAATATTTGAATGATGATGGAACAATGGTTGAACCTGAATTTTATGTGCCTATCATACCATTTTGTATGGTAAATGGTATTTCTGGTATTGGTACAGGGTTCTCTTCAAGTATTCCAGCATATTCACCAAAAACAATTGTTCAATATCTTCTTACAAAACTCCAAAATGAGACATATACAGGACCCGAATTCATTCCATATTATGAAGGGTTCAAAGGCAAAATAACAGCAATTAATCCACAAAAATATTTGATCAAAGGCTTATATGAAAAAATAAGTGATGATAAAATTCGTATTACGGAATTGCCAGTAGGATCATGGACAATGCCTTATGTGGCATTTTTAGAAACACTTGTTGATGGTGTTGTAGACAAAGCAGGAAAAAAAGCTGCACCTATTCTCAAAGATTTTACATCAGTAAGTACAGATACTTTGGTAGATATTACAGTTCAATTTCCTAAGGGAAAAATCCAAGAATTAGAATCCAAGATAGATGAGCAAGGTATTAATGGTTTGGAAAAATTATTGAAATTGACAACGACTTTGAGTACAACCAACATGCATCTCTTTGATGCGAATTGTAGACTTCACAAATATACAGATGTATATGAAATTATAGACGCATATTATCCGATTCGTTTGGCCACATATAAAAAGCGCAAGGACTATTTAGTCCATGCTCTTCAACAAAAATTAGTGAAGTTATCTAATCGTGTGAGATATATTCAAGAGACATTAGACGATATTGTAGATTTGAGAAAGAAAAATGCTCAACAAGTAACGACTCTTTTGGTTGAACGTAAGTTCGATCAACTAGAAGGTGACTATAATTATCTTATTAAGATGCCAATGAATTCAGTAACAGAAGAGCATGTAGAGAGTTTGAAAAATGAACATAATGATACTACACAACAACTTGAAGTTCTTCAAGCAACTACATTAGAACAAATGTGGATTCATGAACTCAATGTATTTGATAATGAGTATACAAAATATCAACAGAAACGAGAAACAATTCAATCGGGTGTAAGTCAACCAAAGAAAATCATCAAAACCACAAAAGTTCTTAAGATAAAAACATAATTATATTCATGTTCATGTTCGTGTAAATACTTTTACTAACAATATAGGTTCTCAAATTCTAAGTCTCGAACTATTATCACAAATAATATCAATATGTGTATCAATATATTTTTTTGTTATTTACAAAACCGATCATTTGTAATGATGCCATTTCATGGCTACCTATTAAAAATCTTCAATACTATAGAATTTACACAGTGTTCAATAATAAAACCAAATCTTGATGTTGTAAACACAAAATATATGATTGCGTCTTTCGGGAATCGAACCCGAGCCTCAACCTTGGAAGGGCTCGAACTGTTCTTTAAATTATTCACAAATATTAATTTTTTATTTTTATTATTTTATTATTTATATATTTGATATAAAGATTAACTTATGTAGTATATTGGGGTGGGA